AAAAAATAAATAAAAATAAACTAAAAACAAAACAAATACTAAAATGGGAGCATTATTAGAATCAGGTCTTGTAGGTAACATCGGTTTAAAACACCTTAAAGTTATCAAAGAAGACACAATCAACAAATGGGACAAATTAGGATTCTTAGAGGGTCTTAAAGGTCACATGAGAGAAAACGTAGCACAATTATACGAAAACCAAGCATCGTACTTGATTAACGAAGCATCATCTACATCTGATACAGGTGCATTTGAAACAGTTGTTTTCCCAATTGTAAGACGTGTATTCTCTAAATTATTAGCGAACGACATCGTTTCTGTACAAGCTATGAACTTACCTATCGGTAAATTATTCTACTTCGTACCTAACATTCAGGCTTACACTGATGAATCAAATGCGAATACTGGTATTCACTACGCACCTTATGGTTCACCAAACGCTGCGGCAGGACAAACACCAAACAGTGGTTATGACTACAATAACACTAAAGACCTTTACGATAGATTCTACGAAGGTAACGAACCAGCTTTGGACCCTCCAGGATTGTTCGACTATTCTAAAGGACAATTTTCTGCAATAACTGCAAACGTAACAACAGTTTCATGGTTAGCTGACCAATTAGTTCCTTCAGCTTATACTGAGGATAATTACAGAAAAGTGTTAATCGTTATGTCAGGTTTTGCATCTGATGGAGCAGGTAAATTAATCGGTCCTGATGGTCAACCAATGGACAACGAAGCGTTCTTATCTGATTTAACTATTTATGGTGCTACTGGTAACGCTTTCACATCAGGTAACACAACTAACCCTTACTTATTTAGAGTTGTAACTCAAAGATATGGTAAAGGTATCGTACAATATGGTAATAACAACGAAACGTTAGTATTCCCTAACAGTAAAACTGATGGTGGTCAATATGACAACTTATGTGATACTGAAGGTAAAATTTACTTAGAAGTTGATTTACAAGTACCAGTTTGTATCACTTGTGGTGGTTCTATGGACGGTTATACAGGTTCAACATTTGCATCTGATACAACAGTTAACGACGCATTTACTGCTAAATACAGAATCTACAAAAACTTAGAGTTTGAAGATAGAATCGGTGAGGTATCTTTCGACCTTATGTCAGTTACAGTTTCTGTAACAGAAAGAAAATTAAGAGCTCAATGGTCACCAGAAATGGCTCAAGACGTTGCAGCATTCCACAACATCGACGCTGAAGCTGAATTAACAGCTTTATTGTCTGAGCAAGTTGCGGCTGAAATCGACCGTGAAATCTTAAGAGATTTACGTAAAGGTGCGGCTTGGAACTTACGTTGGGATTACAACGGATGGAAGCGTCTTGGTTCAAGTGCAGTTCCTTACACTCAAAAAGACTGGAATCAAACATTGATTACAGCTATCAACCAAATTTCGGCTCAAATCCACAAATCTACCTTAAGAGGTGGAGCTAACTGGATTGTTGTTTCTTCTGAAATCAGTGCTATCTTTGATGACTTGGAATACTTCCACGTATCAAACGCGGCTCCTGAGCAAGACCAATACAACATGGGTATTGAAAGAGTTGGTACATTGGCAGGTCGTTACCAAGTGTATAGAGACCCTTACTTCCCACCAAACCAAGTGTTGTTGGGTCACAAAGGTACATCTTTACTTGACACAGGTTACATCTACGCACCGTATGTACCTCTACAATTAACACCTACAATGTATAACCCATTCAACTTCACACCAATCAAAGGTATCATGACTAGATACGCTAAGAAAATGGTTAACAACCGTTTCTACGGTCGTATCACAGTTGATGGAGTTAGAACATTCGACTTAAGAGAATTGAGATAATCAATATCTTACCCTATAAGAAAGGAGACAAGAAATTGTCTCCTTTTTTTGTTTACACAATTTTAAGTTGGAGTATATTTATTGTTAGATTTTAGTTTATCAGTCCCCAGCCCTTAAAAGCTGTAGAGTATTCACGGACACAAAGGTATTGGTAACATAGTCATTAACTATTTTAAAATTAAAAAAAAATGTATTACACAACAACTAGCGTGAGCAAGCCGACAGCTCACATCACAAAGAAAAAGTCGCGTTTAAAAATCTACAATGGTAATGTCGTATTCCTTAACGACAAAGATAATTTCGAATTCGAAATTCATAATCCAACACAAAAATCAGTACTTTGTAAAATCAAACTTAATGGTAAATACATCTCGACAAGTGGGATTGTTATTCGACCAGGTCAAAGGGTGTTTTTAGAACGTTTCCTTGACTCAAATAACAAGTTTGAGTTCAGTACCTATGAAGTTAAAGATACGTCCGAGAATCGTGACGCAATTGACTTAAATGGGGATGTTAGTGTTGAGTTTTATGATGAATCTCAAATAGTTAATTATCCTCATCTTTCAGGTGGCAATTGGAATACTGGTTGGTCACAAGTTATTAACACAGGTTCTCCATATTATGGTAATATGACTTTTACCAATAACTCATCAAATACATATAGTGTGACATCTTTATCAGGACCACACCTAACAAATTCAAATGGTGTAACTAACACATTTGAAGGTCCAAATATTAGAAGTGTTAAATCTAAAAAATCTATTGAAACGGGTAGAGTTGAAAAAGGTGAAAAATCCAATCAAAAATTTACTAATTCATACGGAGAATTTAACTATTTCGCATCACATCAAATAAGTTTAAAAATATTACCATTAAGTAATAAAAATAATACCACTGAAGATATTAAACATTATTGTACCGAATGTGGTACCAAGACAAAATCAAAATATAAGTTTTGTCCATCTTGTGGTAACAAATTGTAAGATATAAAAAAAGGGGTCCCGTGAGACCCCTTTTTTATTTTAACACTCTGAGTGATTTGGATATTAATTCTGACTCTGAAAGAGAATATAAACCATGTTTATGTGCCATTTGAACCGCCCGTGTTAACATGAACTTTGCTTGTTCTTCAGTTAATCCGTCTATAAGGTTATCGACATCCTCAGGTTTGTATATTGCCACTTCCTCAAAAAGAAATGCGATGGGTTGTTTTTCTTGTTCCATAATGTATTAACGATATATTTATAGTAAGTATATGAAAAGAAATAGAATTAGTGAAGCAACGGGTTCAGGAAATGCTGGTCATTTCAAAGTACCTATTGTATTATCTCCACAACCATGGAAAGAAAACCAAATTGCTCCATTTACAGATTCTGTTTATAGTTACGATAATGCTGAGTTGGCGTATGAAGAGGCTGACGGGGATTTTAAAGAAACTCCTGAAGAAAGAGCAAGAATTGAAAAAAGAACGGATAAAATATCACAAGTTGACGCATATCTAAAAAGTTTCTACACAGGACAAAATGATGAAGATGGAAGTAACTTAGGTGATGTTGAAAACCCTGAAAAAATTATACATCAAGCAGTTGGACCATTAAAGGAGGATTTGGCGGTGTGGTTTGGAACAAAGAAAAAACCAAAAGGAAGTAGTCAACCAAAAGGTCCTTGGGTTAATATCTGTAGAAAAAAAGAAGGTGGAGGACATCCACCATGTGGTAGACCTGAAGCGTCTGACAAAGGATATCCAAAATGTAGAGCCGCTGGTGTTGCATCAAAAATGACAGATTCTGAAAAAAGAAGTGCTTGTCAACAAAAAAGAAAAGCCGAAAAAAGTCATAATAAATCGGGTACGGGAAATTCACCAAAAATGGTGTCGTACAAACCAAAAAATGAATCAATGAAAAAGACAATAAAGTTAACTGAAAGTGAATTAATCAATCTTGTTAGAAAAGTATTAACAGAAGAGTCAGAACAAGAAAATAATAGAATTGGTCTATTAAAGAAAAAACCTGAATCTATGGTTATTATATGTGACGGTAAAAATGAATCAAATTTAGACCCAATTTTATATAACAAAATGTGTCATAGAAAAAAAATTGATGGTAGTAGTCCAAATGTAACTGAAGTTAGATTGTTATGTGATACCCTTGGATATCCAACAATAATTGCAAATGGTGTGAAAGAAGGTCCACGAACTATTAGTTATAATTGTCAAGACAAAAAAATTGACCATGGTTTAGAATCTATTGATTACAATTTAAGTGATGAAGATAAAATGAAACAAGGAGAATTAGATAAAAAATGGTTATCACAATTTTGTCAATTAATTAAAAACTCTCCAAAAAGGTTCAAATCTTGTTCATCAAAAGTATCCTAATAATCAACATTCATTAATTTTTCTTTGTGAAATTCACATTTAATAGATGTGTGCTTGGTCATTTTATTATCAATAACCATTGTAAAAAATTCATCCCCTACTGTATGACAGATTTTACCGTCAATATTAGTCGTACCTAATCTTCTTTTATGGGTAATAGTGAAATAAATGTGAATATGACCTGTAGAGTCTAAATTTAATTCTTTAATTTTTGCGTGAAAGTAATATTCCGCGTCACAAAACGTAAAAATATCTTTATCGTCAAGATTAATGAAAAAAATAATGTCTTGATTTCGTTTTAACAACGATAAGATAGGTTTGTCAGTTGAGTGGTAATGTGAAACCAAAAGAATACTTTTAGTGGTATCCATGTTTGGGATGTGTTGACCAATTAAAATATTTGAAATTAAAAGTACGATTGTTAGGATGATTGTTTTCATAGGTAAAGGTAGTTGTTTAAATTAATTAATTTATTTGGTTAGATGTATCAGTAACTTTTACCGTATCTATTTTTTTTGGTTCTATGACAATTTTAGGTGTCAATTTTGGTTTTGGTCTTTCAATGTAAACCGTATCATGTTCTATCACATTATCAGGAGGAAAAACAATTTCTTTTTTCACCTCAACTTTTTTTGTTTTAGGACTTCTACTTACAAAAGTAAGTAAAGTTATTGTAATTGCAATAAAAATTGGTGTTAAAAATATACTTAAACCAAAATAAAATGTTTTTTTAAATGGACTTGTTTTCATCATATCTTGTGTAAAATATTTTGAAGAGAATGCTTAATATTTGAAGTAATTTCTTTTTCAAACTCCATACGTCTTGACTCAACTTCATTATCGAATAAATTAACAATCGAATGCCATGATTTATCTTCTAAGAATACTGTATATGAATACACATGGTTGATTACTTTAACACTGTAATTTTCTAAAATTACGAAAATTTGTTGTTCTTCGTTTCTGATGTATCGTTTGTTTGAGATTGGAGTTAACAATAAGATTGTTTCATCTTTGTCAATCAATTTTTTACAAATTGCAATACAATCTCTTTCGTATGCGGACTTTTTAAGTTGGGGATTTGAAAGTCGAGCCAACTTAATATATTTTTGTTGGATTAGTCTTCTTAACTTGTGGGTAATGTGTTTCATAGTCTTATATCAGTATTTACTGACAAAGATACATGAATT